AAACTTTTTGCCCGCTTTTTACTTTTTGCAGCACATCGTTGACGCCTGCTTCTTGAATTTGAAGCGACCCCTGCGGGATGAAATCAAAGCCACGGGTGAAGGCTTGCCCCATGTTGATGGCAAACTGCTCGATCCCGGCGCGGTCGATCTGACCGGCCTGCGCGGCGAGGGTCACATATTTGTAGATTTTCTGGCGGTCTTCGGGGGGAGCGCCGACGAAGTCGTTGGCGAGGCTTTGCATGTCCTCGTCGGTGGCGTTGCCTTGGGTGAACGAGGTGAGCGTGGAGAGCGCCTTGGACGCCTGCGGACGAACGGTGTCGAGGTCGTTGATCGTGTCGTAGTAGAGCTTGTAACCCTGCGAGAGGAAGGCGGCGTCATTCTTGCCGTCCACCAGTTCCGGGTATTTCTGCTGCCATTGGTTGAAGACCTCGGTCATGCCGTCCACGAAGGGACGGGTCTGGCCGAGTTGAGAGTCGGCAATCGCTTTGCCCACGGACTGCATCTGGAGGTCGTTGATCGCCTCGGTGCGTTGCTTCTGCCAATCGTAGTCGCCTCGGATGTAATCAAAGAGTTGACCATCGTTGAGGTTTTTCTGGCCGAATGCCTGCATGGCGAAGGCATCGCGCTCGGGTTCAAAATTTGCGGCATCGATGGGCCGGTTAAGTTGGTGTTCCAAGTAGGCATGGATGCTGGCCCTTTTCGCGGTTGCCTCGGGATCGAGCGCCTCGGAGAGCGCGGGATCGTTGTCGTTGATTTGCTGGTAGTAGTTATCGTCTGTGAAAAGTTTTGAGAAATGGGTGTCGGTCTCCTCCCGCTCCCTGCTTTGCTTTTCCTCGCCCCAAGCAAGGAGGGCATCGGCCATCTGCTGGCGATCCTCTTCCGGGGCGTTGTCGATTTCGTTGTAGAAGCGTGTCGCTGTCTCGTCGTCGATGAGTGAGGTCATACTTTAAGCAGTAGGTGCCTTGCGGAAGGAAACGACAGCCATGCCATCGTTCTTTTGTTTGCCGCCGGGAGAGTGAAAATCGAAGCGTCCGGTGAGTGGCTTGCCGAATTTCTTGATCGCTTGCGAGTCCTGCATCGTGCGGTCGTCCCAAGTGCGGATCACGGTGGACCCATCGGCGAGGGTGAGTTCCACGGGATCGCCCTTGCCGATTCCGGCGGCTTTGAATTTGCGCTCGATGTCGGGCGAGATGGCGAGGGAGTTTTCGTCGAGGCGATTGTTCCATGCGCCGATGCGGTTGCGCGAGTTGGTGTCGGAATATGGATCGTTCGGGAAGTTGTAGCTCGTCACCTTGCCGAGGGATTTGTCTTTTGCCTCTTTGGCTTTTTGAATGGCATCGGTGGATGGCGGCGGCGTTGGCTTGGGGGTTGGCGCTCCGTAGGCTCCGGCGCTGATGCTCTCTACATAGCTACCGCGATTCGATGTTTGGTTTTTGCGATTGTTCTTCGACGACTCGTTGATCAGCGGTTGGATGAGGCTGTCCCTGTAATTTATGGCATCTGCCGGGGTCTTGTCTTTGTTGGCTGGGTTTGCAAACCAATCGCTCATTCCTTCTTGAATGGAATAGACCCGCGACCAATAAGCGTTGTTCTTGGCCGGATCGGTGATCTTTTCTCCATACATCCCGGAGGATGTTTTTTCCGTGCCGGGATCGCCGAGGAGACCCGATTTTCCGAGATTGAGGACATTGTTAATTATGTCTCCCTGCCATTTTTCGGTTGGTGATTTCAGAGTCCCATCGGCGTTGAATTTTTTGACCGCTTGGGCAAGCCGGTCGTTGAGGAACGGGCGAAGTTGTTTCGGGACATTGGCGGCGATTTCGTTTTGTAGGGTCGCAAATTCGCCGAGGTCGGTGTCAATCGAGGGGTCGTAGGTTGCCAACCGCGCATTCACTTCAGAGATTTTCTTGGCGTCATACGGCACATTGTCGCTGATCAACCGCTCCAGCCGTTTCTTGGATTCCGTGCCGGTGACCTTGTAAGACGCCAGCGCCGATTCCAGTTTGTCCTTGTCGGTGATGAGGATTTCGTTCCCGTTGGCATCGCGGATCGGTGTGTTGGAATCAATCGCTTGGGCGAGGATGTTGTAGTTGTTCGCCTCAGTGATCCGGCCTTGCTGATCGACCTGCGCCATCAAGCGGCGGACTTTGCTCATCGGCATTTCACCGTAGGCACCCTTGATGCGGGCATCGTCTTTCGCGTCCCCGGCGGACTTGACATATTCGTTGAGGTTCTGCTTCGCGACCGTCCAGTCGGTCATCAAGTCGGCGGTGATCCGGTCGGTCTGCATGGCCTCGTCGGCGCGGATTTCGTTGTCGCGGATGTCGGCTCCGAATTTGTCGAACTCTTCTTGGGTATAAAGTCCCTTGTCCACTCCACCTTTGAAAGCGGAGAGAGACGCCTCAAAATTGCCCTCGGCGGCGAGTCGGAGGGCGTTGGCTTTGATGTCGGTCTTGGCGAGTTCCAGTTGCTTGATCCGGGTTTCTGCCTGCATCAAGGCTTGAGATTTGAGCGTCCAGTTCTCGAAATACGGGTTGAATTTTTCGGCGGCGTTGTTGCTGAATTTGATTTCGGCCAGCGCCTTTTTGGTTTCCTCTTGGTTCCGTGCCAGTGAGTCGCCCCACTTTTCCATCGGGAGAGTTGCCTGGTCGGCTTTTTGATTTTGAGAGGCAATCGCGAGGAGTGTCTCGGCGCGGTTGATGTCGGCGTAGTCCTTGGCCTCGGCGAATTTCTGGCCCCACTTCATGGCGACATCGCCCAGCCCGCCGATGGAGTCGGCGAATTTGCCCATGGCGCGGGCTTCCTGCGAGAAGGCGTCGAGTTCTAGAGTCTGCGTGAGCATCGACTGCGCGGCGTTTCGCATTCCGCTGGGGTCCACCATGGCAGCGCGGCCAAGTTGCGCGGCTTGCGGGGCGAGGATGCCGGTCGATGGCCCGAGGGCTTGCGGGCCTGCGTTGGGGATGTCGGCGAGTCGGATGGCGGGCATTTTTAAGCTATTGTTGCGCGGCGGTATCCAACGAGGTTTCCATTGTTGGACACATATCCATCGTATTGTTTGGCGGTTGATTTGGACCCAGAGCTTCCGTAGGCGGTCATTCCGGTGTTGGCGGCGGAACCGATCCCGCTGGCGAGTGCGGAGTAGCCACCCATCGCGGTGGCGCGGGCGGTGGCGTTGCCGGACATTTGCTCGATGGCGGCTTGGCGCATGTTGATGCGGTAACCGGCCCCGGCGGCTTTCTCGGTGAACTGCGCGTCATTGAAGCTGATCTGCGCGGCTTTTTTGTTCATCGCCGAGGCGAAGAGGTCGGAGGACAAATTGAAGTCGCCGACGAGTTCGTTCATCCCGGCCTCGTAGCGTTTTTTCTCCGAGGAGAGATTGGCGAGGAGACGGGTATCGGCGACCTGCATTTCGTAGAGATTCGCGGTATCAGCCAAAACTGCAAGAGGAGATCCCTCGGTGGTCACACCCCCGGCAGCGTATTGGGAGCGTTGGAGTCCGAGGATGCGGGCCTTCTCGGCGCGGATGCGGTCGGCCTGCTCGCGGGCTTGGCGATCCTCGCCATCGGCTTGGGCGCGGAGTTGCTGGGATTGCTGCTGAACAAGGACATTGTTCATGTTCGCCTGGTCGGCCTGCGACTGCGCGTTGAACATGGCCATCTGCGAATTGAACTGATCCGCCTGCGCGGCCCGCTCCGCTGCCATGCGCTGCCATGAGGCGTTCTGCTCGTTTTGGATGCGGTTGTATTCGGCAATCGCGGCTTGCGACTTGCTTTGCTCGCTGGCCGAATACATCGCGATGCCGGTCGAGGCGGCGGTGGCCAGCGCAGATATTACCAACATTGTTGTTACCCCCCCGTCAGCCATTAGAAACCTCCTCAGTTGGTGTCATAAGAAAAACTTGGTCGCGATTGGCTTCGCGGAACCCCTGCCGCTCCAGCACCCGGGCTATGCCGGGGTATGTGAAGACCGCCATGGTGTGGTAGCCGAAATCCTTGGCGATTTTTTTGAGGCAAGCCACGCAATGTTTGAAAGCGAGCATCGCGGTTTTCAAGGAAAGACCGGGGGCGCTCACGGCATGGTCGGCCATGCACATCCCACAGGAATTGTCCATGTGGAGGAAGAGGGCGCTGACCGGCTTGCCGTCGATCTCGCAGACGACTCCGCATTTCGGGAGCATCGGCTCCGGGCGGCGGTGCTTGCCGTGGGCATGCCACCACTCCGAGAGCATCTCGTAGTCGGTCGGTTCGTAGTGGCGGATGGTGATGTCACTCATTGCCGTAGGCGTCCCACTTGGGAAGAATGCTGATGATGCACATGGGATAGGGTTCGGTCTGCCGGACATCGACATCGGCGTCGATGCCGAACGCTCCGCCGAGGATGATCTTTTGGTCGCCCGTGGTGGTCGTCGGAGCGAGAGCATACCATGTTCCATTATTTGTGCGAACTTCGCCGCCTCTGGATTTGAGGGTGCGGACAACGATCTGGTGGATTCGCTTCTTGCGCGACTGCGCGGTGCCGTCCTCGAAATCGGCATCGAGCTTCATGGGTCGGAGCGTGGAGGTGTAGGGCAGGCCGACATATCCGGCGGCGGTCGAGTAAAGTGTAATTGAGGTATTGCCAAGAAATGTTGTAACCAATTGCGTTGTTACTGATGTGCCTTGAACAATAGTAACCGTTTTGCCACCAAAATGTGCAGGCACAGAAACGGTTCGCGCCGATGTTGGATCACCCGGTTCAAACGGACCAGTCAAGGGTGTTAATGCTCCAGATGGGAAAGAAAAATGCCCATCAAGGTATCGGTAATTTGCGGAAGACTCGGCGTCGAATTGGGTTCTCCACAGGAGCGGGAACCGCTCGATGGTGCGGTAGTCCGCCCCGGAGACGGTGCGCTTCACGACCATCCAGACTTCATCCTCGGTGCCGTTGCCGTAGATGGTGGCGACCGATTCCACATCGGCATCGCCGAGCGTGTGCCGATGCCAGCCGACGACCTTCTGGTCGCGCTCGTAGGTCATGGCGATGAGTGTGCCGTCTCCGCGAACGCACCACAGCACGGCATCCGGTTGTTGCTGGTAGGCGATGTCCACGATCTCGCCATTGGTGATGTGTTCCGCGAGTAAGGTGAGGTCCGGCGCGACCCAGCCGTCCTTGTTGAGTTCGTAGACCAACTCACGCACCTTGCGTCCGTTGCGCTGGACGAAGAGGAGGACATCGTTGACGAGCGCGGCCTTCATATATTTTGACCCGTAGGAGGATTGCCGGTTCGCCTGCACATTGGTGGCTGAGAGCGCCTGCGTGGAATCGGCGCTGCCAATCGTCCACTCGTCGCCGGATGTCCCGATGAGGAGTTGGCTTTGGCTATACATCCAATTGATGCGGTTGCCCTCCGAGGCCGCGAGCGTGAACTGCACGGCATCAGCGGCGGTCGTGCCGGTCTGGAAATTTTCAAAATCATCGATGGCGCTGCACCAGACGGTGTTTGGCTGGGAGGATGTGCCGCCAAAGCAAAGGCGCTGCTCATGCATGGCGACCGAGCGCGGGTAGCCGCGAGCGGACGAGAATGCGCCGAAGGCCCAGAACTTGGTGTTGCGCTGGTTGCGCGGACCCTCGCCGAGCCACTTGTCCACATTGATCTGCCCGGAGCCGACGATGGTGGCGATGCCTCCGGTGACCTTGGTGTCGGTTTCCAAGCGGGCTTTCTGGACAATGGTTCCGGTGCCGGAAACCCAATCCAGAATGCGGATTTTTAGACCGCAGCGCGTGGACTCCGTTCCGCTAGTGATGATATTGCGGTCTGCCGACACGGAGTATTCCCGCACAATTTCCATTTTTGTGAGGTTCTCCGGGTAAATGTCGAGGTAGCCGGTCTGGGAGTTTGATCCAACATCATAGGTGTAGGTGTGAGTGCCGGTGACGGTGATGGTGGCTCCGTGTGTGGCGTAGTTGTTTGTTGACCGACCGTCTCCCACGCAGATGCGGTCTCCGTTGTTCCAACCGTGGTAGGGGTGGTAGACGCTCACTACCGTGCCGCTTCGCGTGGCGGTGGCCACGATGCGCCCAGCCGAGAAGACATCCGAGGGAACGCGCAGAATTTGGATGGTTGCCGTCCATGTGCCGGAAGTGCTGAAATCCCACCCGCCTTCCACGGCCAAAGTATCGGAAACATTGTTCCCTGTGATGAGTTGCTCGGCGTAGAAATTGTTTTTCTGCCACTTCAGTTCAACCTGCGAACCCACCGTGGAGGATGGGAAAAGTCCAGACCCGGCGCTGACCGAGTATTTTCCCATTTCATTGAGAGGAATCGGGAATTGCGACCACTTGCCCGCTGCTTGATCCACGCCGAAGTTCGACCCAGCGCGGTGGGCGCTCATCGCGTAGTAGTAAAATGCCTGGTTGGCTTGGTTCTGTGCGCTCCATTTAGCTGCGGTGAATGTGGCGTCGGTGTTTGCCGTGATGCACTTATAGGCAATGCTGCCACTCAGCACGATGTCGCCCACGGCGTAGGCGGTGGATGCGACCCATGTGGGAGGACGCACATAGTCGCCGAGGATGTAGTTCGTGCCAGCGACCCAAATGTCTGGGTTTGGATAAATATTCACGACTTGCTCGGTGGCGTTCTGGTCTTGAAGCGGCGGGTAGTCAAAGACCACTGGCGCGAATGTCCAGTTGTTGTCGGCGAGGCGAGAGAGCTTGTGTGGCAGGTAGTTCGCGTGGGCGAAATACATGATGTCGTTGATTTGGGAAAATTGGATTTCGCGCAGGGCAGAGGCGGCGTAGGGGGTGGGAATCTCAAGGATCGACTGCTCCACCCAGCGACCTGCGGCGAGATCGGTGGCAAATGTGCCTGCGGTGTGGGCAGTCACGCAGTAGTAGTTTTTGCTGCTTTCGCGCACATAGTTGCCGACTGCGTAGATGTTCCCGGTCGCCCATGCGGATGGCGTGGCGGCGTTGACCGGCGCTCCCGTGGCGGGGTTCCAGAACCTCATGTAGCCTGCGCCCATTTCGATGATGAAGCGGGTCGTGGTCGAGAAGTTGAATCCGATCAAGCGGGTCTGGCTTGTGGCCGACTTGGTGGCTCCGAGGTATTGCGTTCCCGGGCGGCGGATGACGCCTCCGTAGGGGAGGATTTGGAAGTTCTCCAGCGTGCGGCAGGCGCTGCGGTATTTCTCCAGACTCGTCCGGGCGTCGATGAAGGGCGAGACTTCACCGGCATTGAACGAGGGATAGAAATCGAACTTCGGCATGCTACTTTTTGAGGTCGCGGAGGATTTTGACTAGGGTGACGAGGCCAACGGCGAACCCGACCGTTACGGAGGCGAATCGCATCCACGCTTCCAAGTGGGGAAGCATGGAGTAAATCGCCGCGCCGATGGAGGTGGCGCTGCCGATGAGGCCGGTGGCTGCGGATTTGAGTTGGTCGCCGTTCATTAGGAGTTCGCTTGACTGAGAAGATTGCCGAGGATTTCTGTGGTCGTGACTTGCGAAAGCCGAGTCGGGTTGAGGGCCGAGACTTTGGCGAGTTCGCTCGATAGCTCAGTTCTCACCTGCGAGGCGATTTGGCTTGGCGTAGGCACGGTCGGCGCGTTGGTCAGTGTCGTGACCGTGGCAAGCGTGCCGGATGGCGCGAGGCGGCTGGAGACGGTAGCGTCGATGCGGCCTAGCTCGGTGGCGAGTTCGGCTCGGATAGCGGCTGGCGTTAGCACGGCTGTGCCGAAGCCTGCGTCAACAGGGACGCCCAGACTAACCGAACCTGCGGCTGGGACTGCACAGGTGCCTGTGAGGTTTCCATCGGCATAGACGGTGCCGCTGCGGACATCGGTGATGGCGGCTTGGCCGAACGAGTTGTCGGCGGTGTAGAAATTGGAATATGTGTTAAGTCCATTTTTTGCAAAAACCACTCTCGCGTCAGCTGGCGTTGGATTTACCGCGAATTTTGCACAATTCGTTGGCAATAAACCTTGAGAACTGGAGATAAGGGAACCGCTAATAACAACGCTTGCGCTTGTCTGGTTAGTGCAAGTTAAAGCATGAGCTAAATTGCTTGAGGCGAGTGTCCCACTAATCGTTACTGGCCCTGTTGTAGTATTGATTATGCCTGCCGCATTACTTCCAGTAACATTGCCGGTAACATTTATACTGCCGTTTGAGGCATTATTGATACCGGCTCCAGCAGAGGAGGAGCTACCAATGATATTTCCAATGACAGAAATTGAACCGCTATTTAACGACTGAATACCATGAGCAGTAACACCTGATCCACCAGTAACATTTCCGTTTGTGACAGAAACAGATGCAGGAGAGCCAGATGATACCGCAATCCCGTAAGTTGGAAATGAAGAGTTTGTTCCGGTTCCCCCAGTCACATTGCCACTGACAGATACAGAGCCTGAAGCACCTACACTTAAACCTGAAGCGTTAGAGCCATTGCCGCCTGTAATGTTTCCTGTAATGTTTAAAACACCTGTTGTCGAAACTGCAAAGGCACTTACGGCTGAACCGCCCGTTAAATTCCCAATTATAGACGCTGAGTTTGGACTGTTTAAGCTTATCACTGCCGTGGCATTGCCAGCGACGACATTTGCGGTCAAGGTGACACCGTTACTCAAAATAAAGTTTCCGCCTGCCGTGCCGCCATACGCGGTGCCATTTGTGATGTTGTCGCAAGTGGCGTTGGCCGTAATTTGAATCGTGCGGGTGTTGGCAATAGCATTGTCTCCAGCTACGGGAACGGATGCGCCGGGTGAACCGGCGGCGGTCGTTGACCATGTTGCGGTATCATTAAAATTGCCAGAGGCAACGGCGAATCGGTTAGCCATTTTTAAATTCCTTTCGAGATGATGAATTTTTGGAGTGCCGCGCTGATCTCAGCTACGGCGGTGAGAGTTGCGGTGTCTGAACCGGAGAGGCTACCGAGGGCGATGTTCACGCTCTGCTCCTGCGCCTGCTCGACCTGATCACCCTCGATGCGGGTTGGTATGAAACGGGCGGCGATGGACGCATCGCTGGAGCCGTCTGGCAGATACTTTCCGTTGATGGCGAGATTTAGCGAATAGAGCGGGTAGTCTTTGCCGTCGATTTGGATGGGAGTGGATGCTGTCATGGTGGTGGTGGGTTTGAGGTTTTAGCTGTAGGAAAGTGAGGCGCGATTACTCCACGCGCCGGTGGCGGATTGGGTGGCTGTGACCGACCCATCGGCATCGGTGGTGATGCGGGTGATCGACCAGCCGGTGGAGGATTCGGCGGTGCCGGTGGGGGCGGTGCCGTAGTAGTGGTAGGGTTCATCCCAAGCGGCGCGGGCGATGGTGGAACCGCCCTCGGTGAGGGGGACAGGCGACCATGCATCCCCGTCGAAGACGAGGATGTCGCCCATCTCCGCCCCCTCGCCAGAGAGGCGAGAGGCCGGGATGGTGACGGGCATGACCTGCCAACGCGATCCCGTCCACTTCCACTTCCGATTGCCGGAAGTGAAGGTGTCGTTGACTGACGGGGTGGATGGAAACGCGAGGGCGGACATGGTTTTTTACTGCTTGTCGATTTCGACCCAGGCTCCGTTGTAGGAGACATACTCTGCCATGTCGGTAGAGTCGATCCAGCGGAGACCGGCGGTGTGGGACGGGGCGGTTGTCGAGATGACATCCTTGATTTGCTTGCCGCTATTGAGTGAGGAGATGTTCGACTGCGCGGTGGAGAGTCCGCCTTCCAAGGAGGAGGCGCGGCCTTCCAGCGAATCGATGTCCCCTTCGGCGCTGGTTACCCGACCGGCCAAAGTGCTGGCGGCGGATTCGGCGGCGTCGAGGTCGCTCTGGAGCGTGTTGATTTCGCCCTCCGCCGTGTCGAGGCGGGCGTCAAGGCCGGAAATGTCCGAGGCCAAATCGGCATCGGCGGCTTCCAGCGAGGAAACGGCATTGGCGAGGTTCGTGGAGGCGGCACCAGCGAGGCTGGAAATGGCTCCGTTGAGGTTGGAATCCGCAGCTTGGAAAGCTGTTACGATTTCCGATAGCGAATTAAGGGCGGTGCCATCCACATTGGAAAGAACATCGTCCACGCGAACATTGAGCGCGGTGATGCCGCTCTGTGCGGTGGAGAGGCCGGATTGGAGAGAATCAATTTCTCCCTCGGCGGTGCCGACCCGGCTGGTGAGGCTGGTCGCTGCCGACTCGATGGCGGTGATGTCGCTCTCAATCGCGCCTGCGCGGGATTCCAAAGCGGTGACGGCTGGGGCCGAGGCCACGCGGGCGTTGGTGTAGTAGAGGTTGTTGGAACCTTCGACAACCGCATCGGTTGTGCGAGGGACGAGTTTCCAAGCGGTGCCGTTGTATTTCCAACTGCGGGAACCGACAGTGTGGATGTCATTGAGGGCCGGTGAGGCCGGGAAGGAGATAGCTGCCATGGTAGTAGTGTTTTCTAGTTGTTGGTTGGTTTTTCGACCCAACTTCCTCCGAACCATTCGTAGGTGGTGAGGTCAAAAGTGTGTGTCCATCGCTGCCCGATGTAGGGGTGTGCGGGCGGCGTATCGGAAAAGGTCGCGGGGAGATCGGCGGCTTGCTGGTAAGTGCTGCCATTCCAAAGCCACAAAGTGCCACTATCCTGCGCGAGGTAGATGCGGGCCTCTTTGCCGGGTTGAGGAAAATCGGCCCGGGAGGGGTAGATGACGAGTTGCTTGACGCTGTCATCGGGCAGGACAATCGTGAACTGGGAGAGGTCCAGTTGCTGGGCGATGTTCGATTCGGTGATGGTCGTCATGCGTAGGTGGCGGTCTCCCGGTTGGTCCAAGCGACATTGGTCGCCTTGGCGGTGGCAGTGACGGCTCCGTTGGCAGAGAGGGCGGAACGGGTGATGGTCCACTTCGCCACGGCGGCAGGGGAGCCGGTGGCGGGGATGTCGGAATTGAGGAGCAGTCCGTAGTAGGAAAAGGTGCCTGCGGTGTTGAGGGCGAAGGAGTGGATGTAATTGTCCGGGTCGCGTTGCGTAGTGGCTGAGTAGAGACCGAGGGCGACGACGACGATTTTCGCGCCGTTAGGGATCGCGGTGGCGAAGGTGATCGTGCCAGCACCTTGGTTGACGAGGTAGTCAATCGTCGGTTCCTGCGTGACGCCGTTGATCGCCACAATGACATGGTTCGGGTCGCTGGACTTGAGGCCGGTGACCGGGAAGGTGCGGAGGGTGCCGTTGCCGGTGAGGGTGGTTTTTGCCGAGTCGAGGAGACCGGCTTGAGGGAGACCGAAATTGAGAACGGCGGTGCTGCCTGCGCCGGTATTGGTGACAAAGGGCGGGGTGGTGCCGGGAACGGCGGTGACATCCCCGACTTGGACGAGGAGCGAGGGGTAGCTGACGCCGCCTGCGGGACCGCCTCCGCTGACCTGCGCGGCATCGACCCCATCGCCGCCATTGCGGGAGGAGACGAGTTTGGAGGACATCCACGCCGGTTTGATCTTGCCTTTGCGCTCGGTGGAGTCCCGGCGCATCGCGGGGCTTTTGCCGAGGAGTTCGGTTTCTTTGGCGAGGAGCGCGGCTTTGTTGGCATCGCCGGTCAGCGGAACGGCGAGCTTGGAGGCAAGGTTAGCCGTGAGTAAGTCTATGAATAAGGAGTCGAAGAGGGTGACCTCGGTCACTTTCTTGACATATTCCAGCGTGATCGCCGTGCCGAGCCAGACATCCCAATCGGTCGTCCAACTGGCGGACACGCCGGGTTGCTTGGTAGATCCGGCAACCAGGCAGCGGTAGACCGCGCCGTTGTTGGAGACAACATTGCCGACTTCATAGGTGCGACCGGTGACCCATGCGGGCGAGCCGGAATCGGCATTGGCGAGGACGAAATTGCCCGACACTTCCCATGCCGAGTCGCCGGTCGAGTAGTCGTAGTCGTTGACCCGGAAGACGCGCAGGCAGTCTGCGGGAATCGCGTAGCGGTAGGCCCACTTGTATTCCGGGCGCGGGAGGGTTTCGGCCACCGTGGTGGACTTCATCGCCCATGTCCATGACCCGGCGAGGAGGAGGGCATCGCGGACTTGCGGGTAAAGAGACTTGGCGAGGAGGAGAGCGTGGCTGCTGGAACTGAACTGCTCCCCGGTGCCGATGCGGAGGATTGCTTGGCGGCAAAGTTCGTCTTCGGAAACCGAGACGGCTGGGCGGAATGCCGCCCTGCTCTCAACCGCCGACTTCAGCGCCGGTTGAGAGACTAGGTATTGGAGTTCTTGGAAGAACTGCTCTTTCATTTTTTAGCAGGCATCGACTGCGGGGAACCCATTTCCAGAAGTTGCGCCAGTTTCATGGCCAAGGTGACGATCAGCACATTGAGGAAGACCGGCGGGTATTTGCTGACATCGGTCACGATGCCGATGGTCTCCACTTGAATGGGCGCGACTTCGTTCGTGTGGATAAAGCCCGAGACGATTTCCCACTTTCCAAAGTTCTCGTCCTCGTCCACGCCATTGATGCGAAGCACCTTGAGTGTGCCGGTGGGCAGAGCGTAGCGTTTGGAGTAGCCGAACGCCGGGGCCGCTGCATCGGCGGTGATGGAAGATTGGATGCGGGCGAACTGCCAATCGTAGTCGGATAGCACCTCGTTGCGGGTCTGATCGTAGAGGCTGGTGGCGAGTGCCATCGGTTCGCCGTAGGGTTTGAACGAATCGGCGCTGCCCACGCGCAAAATGGCTTGGCGGCAGATTTCGGAAACCGTGTTGGCTGCGGTGGTGGCGCGGGGCTTGGCCGATTTCTCGATCAAAATGCGGATGCTGGGGCGCATCATGGTCTCGACGGCGATGGTTGCCATGGCCGAGGCGATGTCGCCCTTTTGCGTGAGCGGCATGGCGATTTTGCTGGCGAGTCGGGCAATCAGCGCCTCGGTAAAAGGCGCAGGGAATTTGGTGACATCGGTCTGCTTGAAAGTGTAGTCGATCTTCACCGGAGACCCGAGGTCGGTGTGAAGGAATCCCCCGACGATTTCCCATTGGCCGAAATTTTCCGAGGAGTCGATGTTTTCAACTCGGATGAGTTGCATAAAATCAGCGGGCAAAGCATAGCGTTTGGTAAATCCTTGGGTCGGCGCGGCGCCATCTGCCGCGATGCTTGCCTGTTTCTTGGCAAACGCCCACGGGACATCGGAAAGAATCTCTTCCAAGGTTTGGTCGTAGAACGAATTGGCAAAGACCATAGGTTGCTTGATCAATGTCTCGGTAGACCCCAGCCGCATGATCGCCTGCTTGGAAATCTGCGTCCGTGTGGAAATCGTGTTGGGAGCCATGGAATCAGCAATGGATTCGATTTCGCGTTGCAAGGAGGGACGCACTGCCAGAGCTTCCATTTCTTTCATCGCGGCCTCGGCTTGACCGGCTAATCCCATGGCCATCGCGAGTTTGTAAGCCATGCGAACGACGACCATTTCCTTGAAAATGGCGGGGTAAGTGGTGTCTGTCGCGGGCGCGGCGATGTAATCGATTGCGACAGGCGAGGTGAGGTTGGTGTGAATAAACCCACCCACGACCTCCCATGTTCCAAAGTTCTCGGCGGAATCGATGCCGTTGATTCGCATGATTTTCAACGATCCGGTGGGAACGGGATATCGGAAATCGTAGCCGGTCACTGGGTTGACGGCATCCTTGACGACTCCCCCGGATTGATGCCGCGCAAACCGCCAATCGAATTCCGAAAGGATTTCCAAGATCGTGGGTTGGTAAAACTTGGCGGCAAACACAAACGGTTGGCCTTGGTTTTTGTAGGTTTCGGCATTGCCAACCCGAAGGATCGCTTGGCGAATGAGTTCCGAGGCGGTGGCGGTGAGAGTGCCAGTAAAATTGGCAACCGTCTCGATGGACTCCAGCAAAGCTGGTTTCGCCATGAGGAATTGGAGTTCTTGGAAAAGTGATTCGTATTTCATTTGGATTCAATGATGCCGCACAATTTGAGTGCGAGGGTTGTGGTGAGGAGTTGCACAAAGATCGGGGGATACTTTGCGACATCCGTGACTTTGGTGGTGATGTCCATGATGATGGGGGTCGGCAAGTCGGTGTGGACATGGCCACCGATCACCTCCCATTTGCCGCTATTCTCGCTATCGTCGAGGTTGTTGATTCGCAGAATTTGCCCGGTGCCTGCGGGGATCGCGTAGCGGTAGGCATAGCCCGAGGCCGGGTTGGCCGCATCCTTCGCCACGGAGACTTGCGAGCGGGCAAACGACCACTCGAAATCGGCGAGAAGTTCGTCGCGGGTTTGCTCGTAGAGAGATTGGGCGATGACCATGGGTTCGCCGTAAGGCTTGAAGGCTTCCAATGGGCCGACCCGGAGGATGGCTTGTCGGCAAATCTCGGTCACGGAATTCGCCGCCGAGGTGGTGGTCTTCGGCGCTTGCGTGTTGATGATCAGAGTGCGAAGACCGGGCTTCTGCATGGTCGCGCCAAAGATTTCCGCCATTTGGCCGAACAAGTCTTTCGAGCCGGTCAGTGGCATGGCGAGGAGTCCGGCCAATTTGATTGTCAGTAGCTCAACAAACAACGCCGGGAATTTCGCTGGATCGGTCACGGCGGCGATGTAATCGAGCGCCACCGGGGAAGAGAGGTTGGTGTGGATTTTGTCGGCGATGATTTCCCACACGCCGAAGTTTTCGTTGGAATCCACATTTCCAAAACGAAGCACCCGCAAGAAATCGGTCGGGAGCGTGTATTGCAGGGAGTAGCCGGAAATCGGAGCCGTGCCGCTGGTGAGGTTCACTTGCTTGCGGCAGAATTGCCAATCGAACTCGGCTTGGAGTTCCTCGACCGTTTGCGTGTAGAACAGAGAGCAATACTGCGCCTGCGCGGTCGCGTCCGTGAGTGCGGTGATGCGGGAATCACCGAGGCGGGCGAGAGCGAGGTTGCAGATTTGGATGTCTGTCATTGAGGCGCGGTCAGATCACAGATTGAAAAATTGGGTGGCAGACATTTCCCGGTCTGCCAGCGGGGTGCGGGAACTTAGAGGACTTCGTCGCAGGCGATCTCGACGACTTTCTTTTCCTCCATACGCACGGCGGCGAGGGACGCCACAGAACGGATTTGAAGGGAGTGCGAGAGGTCGGTGCGGATGTCCATGTGGGTCTTGAGGCCACGCTCGGCGAGGACGATGCCGCTCTTCACATAGGCGAAGCAGGAGCGGATATCGACGGCCAACGGGAGCTGTTGGCTGCGGCGGAATTTGAAACCCATGAAGGTGTTCAAAGTGCCGTCCACAAGGGCGCGGACCGTATTGTAGTCTGCGCTTGTGATTTTATCGTCACGGAGCAGGTCTTGAAGCTGTTTGGCCGAGACCACGATGATGCGCTCTTCTTCCTCGTCAACCTCGTTGCTGTCGAAAAGGAACTTCGCAGCGCGGAGCTTGGCAATGGTGAGACCGCTATTGGCGGCGGTGCCGGACTCGACATAGCCAACTGCGATTTTTTGACCGGCTGGCAATGAGGTTTGAACAATGCCAGTAGGTCCGGTGGAAGCTGCCCCACCGAGGGCGTCAATGATGACCTTGTCGCAAGTGCGAGCGTAGGCTGCTCCGTGGCTCTGGATAATTGGGCTGGTCGGAAGAACGACTTCGCCGAGGAACTGCTCATCCCATTCGTCAACAAGTTTGGCGCAGTCATATTGCTGCGGACGAATCCAACGCTTGGCCATCACTTGATCGGTGATCCTGGTGTCGCGTGAGCGATCCGTGATCTGCGTCATCGAGGTTGCGTCGAGTTGGTTGTAGGATTTCTCCTTCCCTTCGATGGAATCGAGGGTGACATATTCTTTCAGCCTGCTGTTCTTTTGCTGAACGAGGTGTTTCCAGTTGCTATCGAACTGGGTTGTGAAGTGGTTTGGGATGTTCGTCAGAACTCCGTTTAGATCGGGCATTTTATTCTCCTTGAATTGGGTTGAGTTGGTATCAGTCGAAACTGATGGTTTGTTCTGCTCCCTTCGCTTTTCCGAGTGTCCCGTGAGGGGTCAGCGGCGGCGGGTATTAGGGAGCAGGCTCAACGAGGAGGTGTCTGCTCTGACGAAGGAGTGTGTAGCACACTCCGAGGTATCAGTCAAAAATTAGCGGGGCCGAGAATCGAACTCGGGATTCCAGATTATGAAACTGGTGTGATGCCTCTTCACTACCCCGCAGATTTTCATCCCTGCTTGAGCAGGGAGGTGACGAGCGCAGCGGCTTCGCGGTCGCCATCCATGTAGCGTTTGTGCCAAGTGTTGTCGGGGTTCGACATGATGTCCTTGGCGCGGGCCGCGCCGGTCATAAACTCGGTGCCGCCCATCGAGCGACCGACCTTGTCCTCGCTCATCATTTGCGCCATGCGAACAAAT